CATACAAATGGTGTAAAGCATAAAAGTTTGACTCTTAGTCATTATTGTTGTTTTTTTGTTTAGTTTTTTGTTTTTGTTTTTTTTGTTTGTTTTTTGAAGTTTTAAAGTTTTTTTTATGTTTTTTTAAGTTTTTTTGATTGTTAATCATTAGCATGTGCACTCGCATATTATTTGCTAAAACGCACACATTTCAGGTTAAGAACTTAACCATCATCACTATGTCCACTCGCATCCTATTGCTAGCGCAGACAAGTGTGCCAGTAAAATGATTATTGGTGGGGTTTCATCCTATCGACCGGTTTTCCTTCCGTCCGCATGCTATTAAACTGGGCATGAGCCATCCCATCCAACGCCACGAGAAACCATGAGTTCAGTTTCTGCTGACTCTAGTTCTCTCTCCAGGTATCGGATTCTATCCAGCAGATCCTCTTTGTCTGCCTCAGCCTCCTCTTCGTCTCCAGCTGCAGCTGTTGTTGCTTGGAGATTGGATAGATTGTTTCCCGGCAGTACATCTTGGCATGGGTTCCAGTTCCCTGCTGCCAGACTGGTGCCGTCCCTGTAGATTTTGATGCTTCTGCTTTCTCCGAGAAAGAGTGCTGACCAGGGTGTAGAGGAGTTCATGTTCAGGAAGCGTGTAAAGACAGTGGGCGAGCTCTTGCTTTGAAGCTGAACCCTGCCTCCATCCTTTGCTAACATCACAAACTTTTCCTCTCCAGATGTCGAGCTTGCGTTGGTGAATTTCTCGATGAATTGTGGCAGATACATCTGGTAGCCTTTTGCTTGCAGATCCATGTTTGACATTTTTTGGAATCTGACCCACACTGCTGTCACTTCAGTATTTTGGTGTTTCCATTTTTGGAACTCCATTGCGTGGTAGAACTGGTAGTTGTTTCCAGCCAGTGGCCCTTTTGTGACTGTGATGTTGTAGTTCACGTCAGAAGAGCTGTACACCGGATAGACTTCATTGAAGTAGTTATCCGCGTACTTGTTCACATAGCTGTTCACGATGATTTGCTCATCGCCTGACCAGTCGTCTGGATTGGCATCATGCCAGACAATCCCACCCCCCGTGGGGGGCAGAACTCCACCACCACCATCAGAGTCCTCCAACACTGAGTTTGCGCCAGGATCTGTCATTTGGGTGTAGTGCCCGTTGATCAGGTCCATTTGTGTGGTGCGTGCCTCAACCCCCATAACCGGTTGGTCTTGTGCAACATCACTGAGGGTCTGGAAGAGCTCTAGCTGTATGGTGTCGCCTTCTCTAGTAGTGGCTGTCTTTGGCCTCACTAGTGCAACTCCAGCATTTAAGAGTGAGCCCCAGGGTGGTGGTAGTACTCCAGACAGTCCTTGGAGGATGCCTGAAGCAAAGTCCCACAACCCGGCTCGACCTCTTCCTTGAGCTTTCCTCCCCCTGCAGATGAGTTTTCTGGCTGCGGGGCTGTTGGGCATTTCAAGTACAAGCGGCTCGTCAGGGATTTCATGGAGTGAGACTTTCTGATCGTCGAGGTCGCCTGCTGCGAGAGATCCGCGATTTCGGTTGTCTTTTGGCGAGGTGAAGTGATAGGTGTAGTGCAGGAATGCATGCCAGAGTGGACGTTTCCACACTGGTGTCTGCTCCTGGTTGTACACCGTGCCAGTTTGTCCAATAAGGCTCACTATGGCATGTCCAGGGTTCCAGGTACGGGGTGCGGCCGTTGCCTCAGTGTAGACGACTTTTACCTCGTCAGAGTGCTTTATGGGCGCACACGCTCGCATACCTATTCCCACAGTGACCGCTCGATCCATCTTGAGTGCAGTGTTTGGTGTTTGTGGGCCTGTTGGGTCGTCCACATTCTGCCAAGAGCCGACAGTGGCAGTAGTCCCCACTGCGGCATTTGGTCCACAGACTGCTTTTAGTTCGAGTTTGGCGCTCAAGACTTTGAAACAGTTGTATGACATGCACTTCATGTTTAGGATCGGGTCTTTTGCCTCCTCTGCGACAACCAAGGGGTTGAGAGAGATCGCCAGTGGTGTTGTGAAGTCATCCTGATTTCCATGGATGATTGACACGAGTGAGCTTGAACTGTAGATCTCACCATCATGGGTCTTTTGTGGCATTGGGCTCCTGCGTTTTTGCTGTGCAGGCTTCCGCGGCTGCTGTTGGCCTGCGGGTTTTTTCTGAGGTTGTTGTTTTTTCACTCTAGGAGTGCGTTGTTCTTTTGGTGTCTTTTCCATCGTCAGTGCTTTATCGGCCAGCGTGGCTAACAGAATTCACGTGTTTATGCAAAGTACTATTTGGTCCTCCCTACTCCGGTAAGTAGCTCATAGGCTAAACGTTCATTCACCGGACTGTAGTCTGGGTCGATGATCCCCCAGCGCCTTGCTGCGTTTCTCAATGCATCTGCCATTTCGCTTTCGCTGGCAGAGCAGAGTATAACCGCAGAGTCTAGCTTATTACGCAGTGCGTCACAGTCGTAGGTTGGGTTTGCTGGATGAGCGCAGTTCGCATAGATCTTTTCGACGTTGTACTCCGGGTAGTACTGTTCACCTAACTTGTGGATCGTCATTCCACAAAAAGAGGCTCCGACGACTGTTGGGGTGTGCTTGACGTTTTCAGGTTTCACCCACATTCCGAATTTATTTTTGTAGTACTGCACAATCCACTCCGTTGTTGGTGGAAACATGTGCGAGTACTTTTGACCTTCAACGTAGCCAGTTAGCCTGTCATCTCCATACGACATTGTTCTATATGCCGCACGCACTTCTTCGACTGTAGGGTCCTCACCTTGGGAGCGCAACCAGTCTCGTGTTTCGAACGCGATGAGTAGTGTTTGTACCATGCAGTTGTCAACTGAAGTTGAAAACTGCCCACTGGGATTACCCCTAGTGATGCGGTACACATTACCGTCTGAAACCACTGTCAACCTGTTGAGTAGTGATTTGCGGTATGCCATGTATTGTTTCCTCTCATGTTCAGTCACATCGAGACAGTTTGCCCTGAAGACTGACACAATGTTAAACAATTCATTTGGAATCGTTCCATCGTATCTTGTCCAGTCCAGTTCTAAAATGGAACCACAATCTCGGAAAACCTTAAGGTATCGACCGAGCCCACCCTGAAGGGGGGTCCAGCCTACCTTTGCTTCCTTTGTGTGCGTGTGTTTCTTCATCAGCGTGTTTTGTTCTGTTTCAAACGTAGCTGCGAAACGGGTGATCTGACAGGGTGCACATTGAATCATTCGGACGTCATTGGCCTCTAGCTTTGTGATTTTGAGTTGCTCACGTTTTGGGAACATGTACCATAGGTATTCTTTGGGGTACAGGTCGTGTGTGTGGACATGGCTAGCCATACCCTCACTCTCTATCAGTTCGATTTCAGTTTTGTACCTCAACATTCCCGGAAAACCGGGCGCTGAGTCGTGATTTTTTTCTGTTAGGAGGAGTGGTATGCGTTTAGTGCCATCCATGTAGTCATACTCATCAGCTAGAATGAGCTTTGCAAATTCGATGTCTTCATGCGTTAGCTCTGTAGGATTGGCGTAAGTGAACTTTTCCCATGCCTTTTCATAGGCCCTACTATCCCAATAAGAGGGTTTGTACTGGGTTGTATTTTTTAAGAAAAGATTCACTTCCAATCCAGCAGGTGGTTTGTCAGGTCGATATGCTTGGGTCGGTAGCCGTGTTTTTCCCTCGCGCGTAACATAGTCATTTATTTTGGTCCTGTTGATGTCATACAGTAATGTTGGCGCGTTGTAGGGGCAGATGGGGTCAGGACAACACCCACCTACCCCTTGAGAAAACCCTTCTTCTTGCAGTAGTCATTTTTGCACTTAGCACCGGGGCACTCGGTAGCGATTCCATCTTCCCGTCGCACTTTCTCACAGTTGTAGTGAGGGCAGTGGTCGGTGCAGATGGGAGCATTGATACAGTCGCTTTCAGTGCATTTGGGGGTTGCTTTGCAGTGCATGACATGTCCTGGCATAGATGTGGTCTTCTGTCCGCATTTGGTTTGCTTTAAAGGGCCGTGACCTCTTTGATTTTCAAAGCGGAGTTGGTCAGGTTCACAGGCTGGACAGTAGGCGACGTCACCGGCCCCCACTAATTTGACTGTGCATAAGGTTAACACGATGTGAGAGGTTTGTGTGTCAGGCTCATTTTCATAGCCTGCGACAACCTCATTGCAGCACTTTTCACCCACATGCACATCACGTGTGTTGGGGCGATAGACCATTCCGACTTTCCACTCATGCAACCGTTTTCCTTTTGGTGCTTTTCCAGTCACAACTGGGTATGCTGGGTAAGGAGTTGGTTGGATGGCGGGTAGTGCTCCAGGGGAAGCTACTACAACGTCAGGTTTCTTCTTGGCTTGGTCATTCTGCTCATCGTAGTCCCTTTCGGCTATGCGTCTCTTCGCAATCTCGCGCATTTTGTCACGCGACATTCCCCGTCGTCCTGTGAGGTACTCATATTCGTCATCAGTAAACATTTTTTTCTGATTGACCATATTTTCCACCTCATCGAGGCGTTCGGTGTTTTTTGCCTCATTGTCACGAACTTGGGCTTCGAGACGGAGAAATTGTGCTGTCATTCTCTCCAAAGCCAGGGCCAGTTCTTTTAGCGGGTTTAAGGCCTGATCTTCAACTTGTTCCTCAGTTTTCTTAGGCTTGTCCGTTTTTGTCATGTTTTCAATCATTTGGGCTGTAAAACGGTAAGACACCCCAACTTCACCAATTCCTCCACAGTGGACAGCTGTGATTTTACCATCTGAGTTAACAATGGGGCTGCCACTATATCCTCGGGCATTGGTGTATGATCCTCTTAGTTCGTCATCTTCCCAGTTGCCGTAGAACATCTCACCAGCACAGGCGCAGTCTTCATTTCTGTAGATGACCGTGTGCCAGCCTTCCTTGATTTCAGTTGCCACTGGGAGAGACTTGAGTCTTGACGCTTCTGTTGGAAGTTTGAAAGCATACACTGCTTGGTCTTCTGATAACTTTATCTTTCCTACATATGCTCCGGGTTTGAAGACTATTTTATTGGGTCCTTTTACTTCCATTCCCTCATTCGTCGGCTTTGTTCCATGTGCAATGGTAAAGACCATTCCACGACAGATGAAACCGGTGCTGATGGCGTCTCCTTGTGAGACGGTGAGGGTGGCCCCAAATGCCGTTTCGGGTAGTCTCTGCACTCGTTTGTTTGCCTGGAGTTGATACCAAAATCTGTTGTTTCTTGATCCAGGTTGAGTGTAGACTTTTACAGGCACCCGTCTAGCACGTGGGCCATTCCCTACCATCACATGTGCTGTTGTTTCATGAGGAGGGTCAGGAAGTATTAGTGCGACCGAAATCGCAACCATCACTGTCAATACAAACGGGAAACCAGGTGTCAGTGTGGCCAAGAGGCCACAGACACAGGCCACTATGACTAAAGCCAAGCTGCGTGCAGTGTGTACAGTTGTTACCATAAAGTCAACATTGGTTGTTGCGCCGTCCTGTTCTTTTTCTTCAGGCACTATCCAACGTCCCATCAGGTATCCTACATTCAGGGTGATTGCAATCAGGATGCATCCACCTGTTAAGTAGATATAATGCGACAGTAGGTATAACATCGGGAGCAACACACCGTTGAAGTCGTTGACGAATGGTGTAAACAAGAGGGCTAGTCCGAGACCGCCTTTTGTGAACATTGCGGGTATGAGGGCGATGATTCGGTACCATGGTGTAGTGGTGCTTTGTCCGTAGATTTTGGTCAGGACAAACGTTGACATAACAGCGGCACTGACAATGTGCCAGTCAACCAACGTTTGCCACCAAGCACTTAGTACCATCATGAGTTGCACATACCAAAGGTGTTCTAGGCGCTCAGGATACAGCCGTTGTTGATGAGCTTTTGCACGCGCCTCCTCCGAGAAAAACCGGTTGTAGTGTGCCCAGATTGCATCCAAAGTTTTATGAAATGCATCATAGGCACTAGTTTCCTCGGGTGTTGGAGCAGCATTCATGGCCGTGGTTGGGTCACGTGGGCAGTTGTGTAGTCCGCCTAACGCGATTATCATGTTTTCCCATTTGGTTTGGTTCAGTGGGGCAATTAGTCCGAAACGGTTGCCGTAGGTTGTCATTGCTGATAGACCAGGTGGGGTGAATTGTCCGTACTCGCCGTATGTGTTGTTCATCCTGAAGCCCATTAGACAGTGTCTGCGCACTCGTCTGGACTCCAGTTCGTTTTCTTCAGCTGGGTACCGCGTTGCATCTCTGTATACGTCGCAGTTGACACTGCAGTTAGTCGTGGTACACAAATGCATAAGCGGGGCTGTTGCTGCGGTGGCAACTGGTGGGAGGTTGACTTGCCCACATGTGCCAACGACGAGTATGGCGTCTGTTTTCATTGACAAGCTGAGCAGCATTACGCTGCACAGCACTTTCAATAACATCCCACTCATTTTGTATGTCTTTGGAGTCACCGTAATGTTGCAAAGAGATGTGGTGATTTCCGTAGTTTTTTGCGTCAATTATTTGTTGTTTTTTTGGGATTGTGTTCAATCGTTTGCGCCTTATTAGCTGTACAGGTCTGTCAACTGCTTTCCCGCGAATAAAGCGTTTTTTGTTTAAGCGTTTACCCGCCAAGAGCACTTTGCAGTGCAGCGTTGTTGACAAGCGGATGTACAATGACTTGATACTGCTCAAGATACGCGCTAACAATGATGTCACAAATAAAACGATGATGAAGGTGATACAAATTGATATCATCGATCGTATATGTCACAAAGCTCTCAGGGTTGGCAAGGCCGTGTCCTCTATATATTTCCACAACTTCGTTTTCTAAGTCAAAAAATACAAAGTCAATAGCCTGCCAATCGTTAAAAGCCATGGGATACTTG